CTACTCTTCCGGCGCGGGTCTGAATCGCCGCACTACTACCTCGAAAACAATGTCCGAGATCCACATCGCCGAGACACCGATGAGGAAGGCGGCGGCGAGCGTGGTGGTGTCGTCGGCGGTGTCGGGCATCGGCAGGCCGCTTGCCTGGACCCAGGCGACCACGGGCAGCGTCAGATAGGCGGCGGCGAGCGCGCCGCAGATCGGCGAGGCCACCATCTCGCGCAATTTGTAGCGATGGCGCGACAGTGCCCTCAGCACCCCGCCGGCAAGGCCGGCGGCCACCACCTGGCCCTTGATGCCGAGCAGATCGAAGATGTCGTGCATCAGGGCCTCCAGCCGCAGAGCTTTTCGCCCTTGCGGTTGTGGGCGAGAAGCGCCCTCGCCTCCTCGTCCGACAGCGTGTCGACAGTCTTGGCGGAGAGACGCAGCGGCGAGGAGACCGCGCAGAAGCCGCCCTTGGCGGTGGTGCAGCCGCCGAGCGCGGCAAAGAGGGCGGCGATGATCAGTCTTTTGCCCATGATTTCAGCTCCTTCTTGACCGCATCGGCGGGCAGAGCGCCGATATCGTTGTCGACCTTGTCGGCGAGCGCGCGGGCTGCCGTTTCTGCCTGGGCCTGCCTGGCGCGCTCTGCCTTGGCGCCGGCCAACCGCTGGTGAAAGCCCCAGCCGAGCGCGGCGATGAAGGACGCCAGCCCGCTCAGGATCGCCGGGTTGCCGGCGAGGAAGGACAGCAGCGCCGTCATGCCAGCCACCACACGGCGAGCGCGCCGATGAGGAGCAGCGCGCCGATGACCCAGGGCATGGCCTGGCGAAGCAGTTCGGTGAAGACCTCGACCATTTCTGTCCCTTTCATTTCGACCAGTGAAATTTGCGGGCGAGCGCATACCAGGCCTCGGTGGCGAGGCTGAGTGCCAGGCCTGTGCCGGTTTCGAGCACGATCTGGATGTCGGGATCGGCCGAGAGCGCCGCGGCATCCCCGGCGCCGAGCAGGCCGCGCGCGACGAGAATGCCGGCGCCGTAGCGCAAGGCGATGCGGATGGCGACGGCGATCATTGGCAGAACACTCCGAAGAGATTGCAGTGAAGATGCGCGACCCAGGCGGCGGCCCAGCCGAGCGCCAGCGCGATCAAAGCGAGGGTGCCGGCCGTCTTGGCTGGCGATGCCGGCTTCGGCGGAGCGGCCGGCGGGGCGCCTTCGCCGCCGGAGGTGTCGGCCGGCTGCCTCGTGTCGGATGCCGCCGCCCGCTGCGAAGGCTGGGTGGGCGCCTCCGGCTGCGCCGAGAGGAGCAGCGCCTCGGCGCGCACGGAGGCGATGCGCGCGCTCCAGCCCTTGCCGAAGGTCGGCCAGGTCGGCAGCTGCCGCAGGAAGGCGAGCCGCGCATCGCAGAGCGTGTCGATGACGACGCCGGCGGGCTTCACCCTGGCCGCGGCGAGCGTGGCCGGCCCGATCCTGCCGTCCTCTGCAACACCGAGCGCGGCCTGCAGGTATTTCGCCGCCCGGCCCGGCCCGCTGTTCACGGCGAAGTCGAAGACGGCGTAGTCGATGCCGTCGGGCAGCTCTGCGCCGACAACGGCGTCCCAGTAGTAGCGGCGGAACAACCGGAATTCCTCGAACCAGGCGGTTAATGTCGAAAACACCTTGAAGCGGCCGGACTGCATGCGGTCGAGCATCTCCATCAGCCCGGCCTCGACCGAGACGGAGCCGTCCGCGAACCGGGCGTGACCGGCGAGCATGTTCAGCCCGTGCGCTTCATATTGCTTGGCCAAAGCCACGCCGGCGCCTTCCAGCGTCTCGCGGCGGCCGTCGCGCGGCCAAGCGAAGGGCAGCCAGTCGCCCCAGGCCTTCAGCGCCAGCGCCTGCATGGCCGGCGTCTGCTGCGAGGCGCGGTAAGCCTTGGTGACGTAGACGACATCGGCCTCGGTATCCCAGGCGAGCTCGACCGCGGCCGACGGATGGTCCCAGCCGAAATCGAGCGCACCTAAGCGCGGCCACCAGCGCGGCAGCTTGAACGGTTCGCAGGCGATCGTCTCCTCCGGCACCGGAAAGATGCGGCCGGAGCCCAGCACCGGAATGCCCTTCGCGCGCGCCTCGCGCTCATGCTCGGGATAGGCGGCGACGATCGCGGCGCGCTGCTCGGGCGTGTAGTGCCCGGCATCGTCGATGGTCAT